TTTATAATAGTAACTAAGTGGAGTTCCATCATCATCCTTCAGGTTTACTGACGGCTGATTCTGCTGATTTGGATTAGCAGATGAGAATCGAGCTGTACGAACATAGCTCTGGTTAAGTGATGGATGCACCATTCCATCTGGTGCGTATCCGTAATCTTTAGGGTACTTGTCAAGAAATGATGTAGTCAGACGCTTCATATTCTTATAGTTAGAAATTTTCTTAACTACAGGATTCTGTTCTGCTAGAATGTCTAGAGCCATCTTGCCGGTAGACATCTTCTTGTCTTCCTTGGCTGCGCCCTTGGTGCTTGTGGTGTAGACGTTCACGGTCAAACCTAGACGATCGAACAAGATTTCAGATAGCTGCTTTGGGCTACCTAGATTTACGTTCAATTTAGTTCCAGGCATGCCTAGTAGTTCAGCTAGCTCAGCCTGAATTTCATCATTTAATTTGGCTGTGAAGTCCTTAGCGCGTGCAGACGCTTCCTGCATGAAATACCAGTCATAGCGAATGCCGCAATCTTCCATTTCAGCAATGACATAAACAATTTCCATGTCAACCTGATAAACAAATTGATCTTTAATCTTAGGATAGGTGTCCTCGTGATGTGCAAGACACCATAGCGCATCTTCACATGCATACGTAACTACTTGTTCGTTAAGACTTAGAATATTGAATCGGAAAGCTTTTTTCTTTTTCTCAGTAAGGTGCTCGAACAGCTCTTCGAACTTGATCATGCGGTGTCCGAATTTGTTCAGAGTCAATCCCTTAAGATCGAAATCCTGAAAACGTCTCTCAATATAAGCTTCCACCTGGGTATCAGATCGCGCAGGAAAATATCCATTACTTTCACGAACTTCCTCACCAAAAAGCGGGTGATCGGATAGCATTTCACGAAAGAATCTAGCCATGCGCCTAAGTTCGAAGCCTAGGTTATGTGCTACCAGCAGACCGGTCTTGAATGCGTTCCATAAAATTACAGCAACCTCAAGATGGTCTGTAATGTTATCATCAAAATCATGAGCTAGAGGACAATATCTCGCCCATGTCAAAGAGTTTGTGTAGCTGAAACCTACTAATAGGTTTGTCTCCAACTTAAGAGCGCCGCGATCTTCATCTTCTCCACGATATCCTGTTTCAATGTCGAATCCGAACGGCTTTCCTTCATCTACGATCTTATTGAAATGCTGACGTAGTTCATCAACAGATCGTACAATGCCATAATTTTTTGTAGACAATGCATTCTCCTATCGTGCGACACTTGATTACTGGAGAGGTCGCTTAAACTCCATAAATTACTTCATCAATTTTAGTCTTATCGGCATGGCAGGCGCTACACAGAATCTGCAAATTAGTCTGATGATGCCTACAGCTAAAGCGAGACTTATCTCCCTGTCTAGGGATGATGTGGTCACACGTCAGTATACCACCTCGAAGCTTGATGATCGACTCGCACAGGCCACAGTTTGCACATAGCGCATGACGAGTCTCATGGTCTTTTCTGACACAATTGCATCTACCACGAGCTAACTTAACAGCTAATTGACGTGCCAAAAAATAACGGTGCTGCAAGCGCCATGCTTCTAAGCATGCACCTGAGCACCATCTTTTTTGAACTGGATCTAGTTTGGATGAGCACCATCGGCACTCATCCTCAAAGCCTGACCAACTAGAAAGATCACAATGTAAAGGATTCACACTCATAGAAAGAATCCTCAAAGTGCTGCAAGCAACAGCGCTGAAATCCACAGACAGAAATGATGTAATGCCTGGTCTGCCTGATACATTCCATTAATAGGGGTCTTCATCTTAGCAAAATTAGGACTGCCTACCAGCTCAAGAATTTTTCGAACAGGCCAGCGTCTATCAAGAAATCCATGGGTTACAGCAGAAAATGCAAAAGCTGCAATAAGTCCCAACCATGTTAACGGCAGACCCAAAACAACCCAAGTAATCAAAAACATAAACAGCATTACTAAGTGGTAAGCTATGACATGACTAATTAAAGCAACCCAACCTGATATACCCGGTTGCATTTTATTAGTGGCCTGATGGTCATTTTGACCGAACACGTGATCTGCTACGTTATGAGCTGCATAAAACACAGCTAATCCCGCAGCAAACACAAGAGCTTCCATTAGAGAGTTCCGTTCCTGGCAGCCTGACCTAGAGCCTTCCACTTGTTGTGGACTTCACGAGCCTCAGAAGGAGTCATGGCTCCCTTAGCGCCGAAATCGTGGCGCTTAGCCCAATCCAAGTAAAGCTCCTCATAAGTCATTTCCCAGGAATGCTTAACCTCTGTGTTGTTGCTCAAAATTACTCCTTATTATCAGCCTTACAATACTTCTAAGTAGCGATGGTGGGGGTCGAACCCACGCTGGACGGGTTTTGAATCCGTTGCCTCTACCTTTGGGCTACATCGCCAAGCGTCCCCTAACTACCCTTCCGGGTCCTCCTATGTCAGCTAACCGGTACCTGTCGCTGACCCCCTTCGGGGACAAATCTATCTTATCAGACTTCAGCAGAATCTGCAACTGTAGACTCTACAAGAGTAATACCATAATTGCTTAGAGTGTCTGAATCTGCTGTAAATACATCAGGTGGAGACATATCATACATATCCATCTGCCACCTACGTACTCTAGTGATCGGCTTGAGTACTAGCTCAGACCAAACGAAATCTGGAATGTCGTGACCTGCATGCTCAACATGACCATCAAGGTAGACAACCTTCCAGTCGTCGCCATCAATGATATCTAGAATCATCTAGTAAACTCTTTCTACACTATAGCCACCAAGTTCATTGGTGTATACGATTTCCTTAATGCCTGCATCCACAATCGCCTTCATGCAATTAGTGCACGGACGAGAAATGGTAGACTCGCCAGCATTATTAACTCTGGCAATATAAATAGTGGTTCCCTTAAGCTCGATTCCGATTTTAGTAAGATCCTTGATTACGGCTGCCTCAGCGTGAACACTAACGTTATGTTCATCAACAGTAGGAGGATTACGAAACTTGTTAGGTGCGAACCCGATAACCTTGTTTCCCTTAGCTACTACTGCTCCATGCTTCCAACGATACGTGCTACGCTGGGCAACCTTAATCGATCGGCGGATCAAGTTCTCATGACGTCTCATGAGCATGAGTCTAGCTTACAGACCTCGCTCGCGCAAGTCCTCATCTTCGGTGCCAGAGCTAGCTCTGTAATAGGATTCTAATTCCATCAGGATAGAATATTCAATATTGTCGTAATATGAGTCCCAAACTTTAACATCCCACCAAGCATTATGAATCTTCACAAGATGTTCAGCTAGCGGAGTAAGGATATCATAACCTATGACAACAGCACCTGATACGATAAGTGCCAGACCTGCCACCTCTTCATCAGGTTCAGCACTCCAATAAGATTCTTCAACATTTACCATAGTACTTTTCCTTGATTTAGGTAATGAATTGCATTACTTAATAGTTGTACTGAATCTTTAAAGTGACCTAAGGCTACATTACAATTATGGCATAACAAACCTCTTACACACTTTCCGCAGGCATATCCTGCCTTATTTGCGTTTAAGTTATTACAGCAAGTATGGTCGTGGTCAATGTCAAACCCCTTTTTTGAGGTAGGCGGCGTATTACATATAGCACAAACCCCTTTTTGCTTATCTAGCAAAATTAAATATTGCTCCATAGAAATACCTTGTACTCTGCGCAGCCTAGCATCTTTTAATTTATCAGCGTTAATTAATCCATACGCTCTCATTTTTGCTTTAGCTTCTTCACTCAATTTTCGCTTTATGTGCGCAGTTTTCACTTGGTGACATTGTTTACAGTCGCCACGGAGTCTATTCGGATTAGACTTGCTTGGGTTTTTGTAAAATTCTGTCTCTGGCTTACTAGTATTGCACTTCCTACAGACTCTCATAACCTGATCCCTTCTCTCTACCATATGTATCGGCAAGAGTTACTTTCAGGGTTACCACAAAGCTATGAGAGATTCCATAACTCCTGTACGATTACCATCTCTCCAGGCTGCATCAATAACAGCCAGAAGTTGTCGATGGTATTTGATCTTATTGTTGTCGTAGTCTTTGACGGCTGACTTGAATCTTTTGATCAGGAATATCTTGATTCCTGTATTAGCTGCGATGTCACCATCATATGCACGCCTACGTACATGCTTGCCTATCTCCATCAGCATGTCAAGTCTATAATCTAGCTGTGATATAATTTTAGCTCTTTCTGATTCTGACATATTCTGTAGCGCTAGGTAAGCGTTTTTCTTATCCTTGAGTATCAGATAATCTGAAAACGGGTCTAACGCCAGCTCTTCGCACAATAAATCAATAGCTTTAGAGCTGGGGGAACCATTCCAAATATGAACCTTACGAAGAACATTCAAAATAGTAGTAACGTCACCAGATGTGCGTTCCACTAAATGCTCAGCAACCGCTGGATTCAAGCCGTATGTTTGAATCCACTTTACAAGATCTTCATCATTAGGAGTAGAGCACTTTATGAATTTACCCTTAGTACGGATAAGTTCAATATGCTCTTGATATCCTTGCTTTTTCCCTTTTGTGAATACTGCTGGAGCATCAGCTTGAGATGCTACGAATATAATATAGTTGTTTGGAATGCTGCGAGAGTATTCGATCCACTCACTCAAGTAGCTCCAATCAACAATTAACTCAGCATCTCGTACAACAGTAAGCCTGTTAGCTCCTGCCTTCAAAGGATATTGGCTAGAGATTTCCCAAAATGCCTCTACTGAAGATACTTCTACATAATCAATAACTGGCACATCGAGAATTTTTTTGATGTCATCAACAACCAATTCTACTAAAGCTGGCTGATCACCACAGACATATGTAATTCTAGCTACTGAACCTTTGTCGGCATGTGCTCTCCACTGATTGAAATTCATAGGCCGACGCCTGGCCTCCCTGGAATTAGAAGGGTAGAAGGCTTTTGTACCAAACCATTACGAACTTCAGCAAGTGCCGCATCTAGTTGCTCACGAATGGCAATTTCAAGATTTCTTACATAAACCAATTTAGAGTTTTCATCCAAGAACATCTCTACAATCAAGTCGATCTTAAGATTTGCTAGCATCGTAGGATCGACACCTTTACCTGATCTAGCTAATGCGTTGATTTTATTGATATTAGCTTGCTGAAGATCTTTAATCTCTTTTAGTGCTGCTTGTTTGTCTGCTAGGAATTCTCCTACAGTTCTTTCTTCGTCTGACATGTCAACCTTTCAATACTGATTCTAGTGCGGCTCTCACCGCTAGTTGTGGTCTGGCAGTAGATATAGCACTCCATGCAGCTAAGATTTTCATAGCTGCTGGCCTTTTACCGAACACCTCTAAATACTCTGGCTTAAACAACTTCCAACTCTGAGATGCTGACTCCTCCAGTGCTACTAATATCATTCTAGCAGAATTTTCATCTATTGCCTTGCAAGCTTGACAAAAAAGTTCATAATCTCCGCTAGCCGCAGCTTGAAGTATTGTAATAGCACTAGCCTTGGCTGCTACATCGTTGTAGGCGTTCATTGCTAAATCTACTCTGCCGAAGGTGGAAAACCTTTTAGCATCTTCGGCAGGTAATCCTTTATTGAGAAGAATTTGCTCTAACTCATTTGTTTTTAGCAAGCCTACACGGTATTTATGGCCTCTGGTCAGTATGGTAGCCGGTAGCTTACTTGAGCTAATTAGCGTAAATCTGGCATAGCTTGGAGGCTCTTCCAGAGTCTTCAGCAGATCATTGATTGCAGCAGTAGATGATCCATCCAAATCTATGAGTGCATATTTCAATGTCTGCATAGGACTGACACTCATGAACTGCTTAACCCTAGTAGCTTCAGCAACTGTAAGATTACTAACTTCAGTAAAGTCTACTCGCGCTACATTATGAACCATTGCAGCATAGATGCCGACCATACGCTTACCTACAGACGGAGGCCCGGTAATGATAGAAACAGGGGGTAACTGTGAGCTTAATGCTCCAATTACCCCCTCGTGTCCTACAAGCACTTATAAACTCCTAAAGGCTTTCATTTGCGTTGGGATTAGTATATGTTGGTCCTGGCTGGGTAATCTGTTCAGCATCATTAGGAATATCTCTAGATGCCCAATCCTCAGCCTGTTCGATAGGTTGCTTACGAGGACGGCCGCGCCTCTTAGGTTCAGGCATCTCTTCGATAGCATTGTACTCTGCATCAAGAGTTCGTAGCAAGGTCTTACCGACAACAATGTTTGAAGTTCCATCGGTAGATGTCAACCTATACCCATTCTTAACCTTATAACCTAAAGGCGTAGCTAAAGGCTCATCTGATCTCACTTCCTCTACAACACGGAATTTAGTTCCTGAGAACAGAGAATCCATACGAGCCTTTCTAGTTTCGTGCCACTTATCTGCTTGTGCCATAATCCACCTCTTTCTTAGTAGCTTCTGCTACATAGAAGAAATCGGTAGAATAACTCTTCCGAGTGTGCTTTGCTTCTTTGTGGAACGCAGCTCCTGAATATGATAGAAGATACCATGAGCTAACATTCGATACTGCTGCTCATAAGCATCGTGGCGAGCAGCAGCTTCACAATACCCTACATACATCTTAACTTCTAAATCAATTTGCTCATCTAGAGACATCATGCTTCCAGCTTTCTAGCCATGACAACTTTACAAGTTTTCAACCACTTAAGAGCGCTCTCATCTGTTTTAACAGAATCAAGTAACTTTAAGCAACTATCTAGTGTACTGGCAACATCTCCATCAAGCTGCCTGATGTCCCAATCAGAGCTTATTCCTGAGCAATAGGTTTTTAAAGCCTCAGCTAGGGCTAGAGTGTCAGGAGGCTCTTCCCCTGACACAGCAGTAGCTTCTGCCCAACGCTCTTTAATACTCTTAGGCTTGTAACCTGAGTCCTCCAGTAACCTGAAGGCAGCATTATCCCAGGAGCAATCCCACTTTGCAGCCGCTAAAGCCACAGGCCCGTAACGTTTACTGCATGAGAAACAGTACACTGTATTAGATTGTAAGTATACTCTCATCGCCTTGGAAAGTCCACCGTCTGAGTGGTAGAAGCCGAAGGGGCAATGCACCTTTCTGCTCCCACCACCTTTGACGTTGGTAGGTACATATATTCCAAGAGTTGTTAAAACGTCAGTTATACTAATTTTTTCATTAGCTAAGTCGATCCATGATCTATTCTGACGCAACAATTTATTTTCCTCAGCTTACCTCAGCACCAACTGCACGGCGAGTAAGTAGATCTCGGGTATCTATAGCAATCATAAATCCTTGAGAATCCAAATCTTCTGCAAGTTTAGTGTAATGGTGCCCGCAAAAATCTAATTCTAGTTCTCCATTATTAACCCTTACGTATGCCTGGGCTCCGCAACGGTCACAACGATCTGTACTAACTAATGTTTCCATATCTATAGCCCCTTTCAGGCGGCACATGTACTATCGATATTATCGGGTACTACATCATTCCAAACATACCTGAGCCGCTGTTCAGAAGCATATTATCCATGTTGTTCTCAATTCTGCGCTCAGCAGACCAGTAACTTGTAGCATAATCCACCATAAGATCGATACCCATAGACTTCTCACCGTCACGGTTCTTGACTACCTGAGCTTTGATCTGAGCGTAGCGAGATTCATTTTCTTTAGGCTCTAGTAGAGTAATTACTACATCAGAAGTTGATGTGGCTTCTGCGGTCTCAGCTAGCGCTGAAGAGTTGTAATACCCCACCTGCTGAGCCTCTTTCCAGGAGTCACGAGATGTCTGCCATGGAGATACGATAGGAATTCCCCTACCATCATCGAAGGTAGTAGCCATCTGCTTACCTTCTTGAATAGTTGCTGCAAGCTCCTCTCGACGTGAGGTAAATCTGCGGTCAGGCTTCAATAGAGCTAGATAATCTATGATTCCTAAGTCTACTTGAAATTCACGCTGGTAACGTAATAGTTTGCCTTCACACGTAGCGATAGTTGCACCACGAGGAACCTGTACGATAATCAGCTTACCGTAATTAGGATTCTTAGTAAAATCATCGATAACGGCAGGAAGTGCTCGCAACTCTTCAGGAGTCATCAAACCACTGTCACGACCAGCCTTAAGGTGTCGAGAATTAATACCAGACTCAAGACCGAATTCTGCTAGCATAGAATGACGACAAATCAACTTACGCCTAACCTGCGGACGTAGAGTTTCAGAAGTCAGAATAACAACATTCTTGCCTTGCTGAATAGCTGCTGACCAAGCTAACTGAATAGTCGCAAGAGTGGTTTTACCAGAAGATGAATAACCTACAATAAGATCAAGCTCACCTGGCTGAAGACCATTAACCTTGGCATCAAGATCTGGAATACCAAATTTGATACCACCTTGACCTCTAGGCTCATTGAATTCTGCTAAAATTTCATCACCTTCCATTCGAGCATCACCTTCTGGTGACTCTTGCATAGAAAGTTCACGATCAATCTCAGCAAATCTCTCAAGAACATGCAGACGAGCATCTTTATGGCCTAGCAGATCCTCATTCTTTTTGCCTTTAGCTCCACGAGTAAGAATCTCCATACCCGTAGTAATAGCTTCTGCTGTTTTCTTCTCTGCTGCAATTTCTTTAAGCTGATCCATGCTCCACTTGAAATCTGAGGGTTCTACCTCAGACTTAGCGAGTGCATCATACATTTCCAGATACAAAGCTACTTTGGCTGTATCAAGTTTTCTCTTGACCAACATCTCTTCGAGAGTAGCACGAGGAATTACAGTACCATAACCTTCAAAGTACCTATCTAAAATCAGATAAAGATTTTTGTAATGCAGGTCTGGGAAATGAACTTCAGTCAACTGAGAAGTCAACCTACTTAGCAGATCTTCTCGGTCCCTCTTTGGCTTGCTATTAGATAGTACAGCTCCTAAAACTACCTTGCTGTGATCTAATGCGCTACGAGCCATTAATTATCCTTTCTAACAAAAGCCAATACTTCATCCCAAGCGTTATATACCCACATCTTAGATTCCGGGTACCCCGCGTGTACGACTACCTTGTAAGGATCATACGCTACAGTTGCCTTGACTACAAGCCCTGCGCCAGCAATCGTATCACCTTCAACTAGATCGATGGCTGAGGTTTGTCTCCACTCGCGGTTTATACTGCCACCTACTTCAATACGAGGCTTATTAAATGCTGGAACGCTCTTTTTACTTTTAAGTCTGCCCATATCAATCTCCTGTAGATCCGAATCCGTTATCGCCACGAACAGCTTCATCCAGATCAGCTACCTCGAAGAACTCTCCGGTGCAAACCTCCTGGAATACTAGCTGTGCGATACGATCACCCTTTTCAACCTCTATTGTTAATTGACCAAGGTTAATAACATTAACTAGAATTTCTCCGCGATATCCTGAATCAATTGTCCCTGGAGCATTGGTTACAGTTAAACCTTGCTTCCAGGCTAATCCAGAACGAGGATGAATCAATCCTACATAGCCTTCTGGGATAGCGATAGCAATTCCTGTAGGAATCAGAACTCGCCTTCCTGGTGTAATTAAATAACTCTCTACTGCATAAAGATCTGCCCCAGCATCTCCTGGGTGAGCATATGTAGGAATAATGGCATCCGGGTGAAGCCTATTAATATTTATAGGAACTAACATTTAACCTCTCTCCTGAGCAACACTATACATTGCTTGCTGTACGGTGTTTACTGCCTGAACATGTAGCTGAGAAACCTTAGCTTCGGGTATTCCCAACTCTTCAGCTACCTTGCGAATATCTAGTCTACCATAATAGCACAATGCAATTACTACTTGCTGGTCTGGAGGAAGAATCTTGAAAGTAGATACAAAGGTATCCATGATCTCGTTTACAAAAACATTAGATTCTGTGTCGATATCATCTTGCACTTGATCTCCCCAGAAATCCATATCTCCGTCAGCGCTAGCAATAGGTGCATCTAAACTTACTCTTTTAATACCTAGCCTAGCATTAACCTTATTTATGTCAGCAACAGAAAAGCCGGTTCTCTCGGAGAGAATTTCTACAGGTAGTCCTTCGTCTTGACCTGCTTCCTTTAGCTTTTTTGCCTTAGTACGTAAGGTTCTTGATGCTCCTTTTTCACGATCTTCATTCCTAAGATGGTCTCGAATCGTTCCTCGGATACGCAACCTAGCGAACACTTTAAAGAACTGTACTGCGCCAGGATCATAATTCTTCTTGGCGCAGTACCCTTCCCACCTATTTGCGGCATCGACAAGTCCAAAATAAGCTAGACTGAGCATTTCTTGTTTATCAAGAGCGTGTGTAGCTGTAAGCCATTCTGATCTTCCGATCTGCTCTGCTAAATACATATGGTCAGCAATTAATTGCTCTACTTGCATACTATCCTCCAATCATAGAAAGCATTTCTAGTGGGGATAGCGCATCAAACAATTCACTCTTGGAATCCCAAACATAATCAATAAGAGCTTGCTCACGTTGCAATGCTGGTAAGTACTTTTCTTCTTGTGTCCCCACAGTCAAAAGATTGTGTACGAATACAGTACTGAATCGTGACCCATCTCGCCTGATGCGACCAGCAAGCTGTTCCATACGTGATGGATTCATAATCATATCTACATTAATCAAGTGTCTTGCAACCTGAAGATTCAAGGACTGCTCGATAGAGTTTGTTCCGATCAAAACTCTACAGTTAGGATTATTCCAGAATTCTTGCTGATTAGAAAACTTCTCTGCGTTACTCTTATTTTCTCCCCAAATAGTGGTGTAACCTACTCCCGCTCGATCTAATCTAGCCATGAGAGCACGAACACCATTCTTAAATCTAATGAAAACAACTACCTTCTCATCAGACAGGTCTCCATCAACAAGCTTTTCCTCCACCCAATCTAATTTAATAGAAGTCTGAGGATTGTCAGGTTCTCCGATGGTAGCTAAACCGCCACAAATCTGAGCGCCATAATTGAAGATAGAAATAGCTGTTGCTCGTTTAACTTCTTCACCGTGCTCACGAATAATGCGTAGAACACCCTGGCGAAGTTCTTTATACTTGGCTATTTGAGCAGGGTACGGCTCAAGAAACACATTAGCAGGAGTAATCGCAGGTAGATCCACATCATCAATATCATCTGCGGTTCGGCGCAGAGACAGGTGTGCAATCTTTTCCTTGAATTCTCCTAGATTCCTGTAGCCCACTACTTGATTTTTTACTGCAATATTCCCTGAGGCCGTAGCCATTTCTACTCTCTGTTTGTCGAGATATCTACGCTCAAAACTGATAGGAGAACCTAGAATCTCTCGACCACCCAGGATCAATAGAATATTATACAGATCTTGCAAACGCTTCTGTAGCGGTGTACCTGTAAGCACGTAAACTCTTGGAGAGAAGCGAGAGATCCTCTTGAGGGCATAAGCTGTGGCGGTATCTCCATTACGGAGCGGATCTACGTCATCAACAAATACAGCTCGATAATTAAAACACAAGTCGAGTTGTTCAAGATCGTTGATGATGATTGGGGCTCCCATAATACAGACATCCCAATCTGCTGACTCATATTTAGCGATGCGCTTATCTTTAGCGCCAGCAGCTACGATGATTTTCAAATCTGGTAGAAGACGTTGAAGCTGTGCTTTCCACTGATCTACCGCAGAAGGTCTGCAAATAACTAGAGCTTTATCGTCTTCAAGTTCTCCAGCCTCTTTCATTGCTGCAATAGTTCCAGCAGCTTGAATAGTCTTACCTGTACCTACACTATCTGCTAGCAATCCTTTTTCTGCTAGAAAGAGCCATGCTACTCCGACTCTCTGATGCTTACGGAAAACGATCCCGCACTGTTGACATGCAGGATCGATCTCAGAATGATTAGCACAAGGAGAGCTGTTGAAGTATTTTAACTCAGGAAGTTTTATATCCTTTACATTTCTGACCTTCTCTGCAAGGGCTGCCTTTTTCTTAGGTGGCAACTTTTGCACTTCAAACAGCACAATTACTCCTTAGGTGTTTTACGTTTCTTTTTTGAAGACATAGAACGAGCCGACTCCGCAACCTGAACAGCATACATGGGATCACGCCCAAATGCGTCTATCGCCTCAGCTACTAGTGTAGCATACTTGGCGGTGTCCAGGGTAGTAGCTCTGCGGAGTCGGCTCGTCACTTCTGTATTACCTGTTTGCTGTTGAATTGTCTGCTCCTGGTACTAGCTTAGGCTTTGCTTCGCTCTGAGTATTGTCAATACTCTTCAGCAAGTCCTGACCGATAGATGCACCGGAACCTAGAAGAACACCTAGTGCAGCCTGAGTCCAAAGACTCATCTGATCAAGACTTACATTAGCAACTTCTACGGCTGATGCAAAGTCTACATGTGCAGCTAGCCACACAACGACTACACCAGAAACCCAAGCAAGAAGCTGAGTAAGTACGGCATTCATATCTCTTCCGCGCAAGTTTCGTACAAAGTCCACAGCCTTCTTAACAAAGGCACCTAGGACTAGTAGTTCTGGACCCATCTTATTCCTCCTATAGTAAAACGTTTTACTACTCTAATTGTAGATCATTTTCACTCATTACGCAACTTTAGTAATACGAAGAATTGAATTCTCTCGCATTGTTGCGGCTGTAGCGTTAGCTGTTACCTGTGCCCATTTCATTTGTAACTGTCCTGCGGTTCCACCTGTAGTAATACACATTTCATCTCTGATGTGCTGATACGCAGTAGAGTTGTGCGTACCGTACGGATATTCAGTGGTAATACCTGTAGCAGCAATAACCAAAGTAGTATCATTGCTGTTGGTTCCTGTTGAAGGCATACCGGACAACCACCTAGTACCTGTAGTACCTGCTGGGAAATTCCATCCAACTTTAACATCAGACGGGCCTGCGTATACCATAATAAGCTCTACAAGATAACTACTGTTAGCATCTAAATCATAATTGAAATCAGTCTCTACAGCCATTACGGTAGTGTTAGTTCTGGTGCTTGCCGCAGTTTTTCTCAATACTATAGGTACATTTATTCCATCACCTTCTAGTATGCCAGTAATGACTGCTCCACCAACAATTTGCAAATCTCCAGTAACATTTCCTCCGACATTGAAGTCACCAGATACGTTAAGATCGGTTGTAGCAACAGTTCCGGTAACGCTTAAATCATTTGCCATAGCAACGCTACCAACAATGCTTAACTGATTAGCCGCCGGTCGATATAGCCTTGTCTCTGGAGAAATGGTTCCGTCTCCCCAACGAATACCATCATGATCGATCTGTAAGCGATGAAAAGATTCACCGCTTTGAGCATACTTAGCTAACGGTGCTGTAGTAATGTTGTTAACGATAACGTCAAGAATAGCTGAAGGAGTAATAGTACCAATACCAATTCTGACAGCATCTCCTAGTAAGAGATTGCTCAAGAATGTAGTACCTGCTGTCAATAACTGAGTCCATGCTGCCGCAGTTGCATGCCAGAATGAAGCTTTGCCAGAATCGGTGTTGTACCTAGCCATACCATCGTACACGGTTGATGGAGGCAAAGCTTCCGTTGCCGGAACAAAGCCAATAGAGGAATCTAGTTTTTCTAGATTATCATTAAGATCTGTAGCGACATTAATAGGCTCTGTACCATCATCGTCAGGCATGTAGAATCCGACACGTGGTGTGCTAGATGCCATAAGTATTACCTCCAAGGTTTCTGAAATCTCTTTGATTACATCGGTAGTGAAGTGTAGGCTCCTGTGAGGGACACATACTTACCTACACTTCAACTCACTCCATAGACTGCTGCTTACTTGACGTATACGATAGTTAAGACAGGCTCATTACTTTGACCATTACCGTTGAATCTACCGTATTGAGTCTTGCTACCAGATGTAGGACCAAGAGCGATACCTTTAGAAGCCCCACTCTTGAATTCATTTCCAATAGTAGTTCCCAGACTTACTTTTCTTTTACCTGGCTTCGGCCAGTTTGAAGAAGATACTCGTTGTTCATTTACACGAGACCCTGCCCAAGAGCCAGGTCGTCCTGTATAATTGTGAGTACCTATCCTAGCTGTTCCGCCATCGTTCCAATACCAGTGATTTGCATACAAAGTAATGTAGCAAGCCTTAATGGTCGCACCCTTAAGATCAGCCATAATCTGCCTATAATCGAAGCCCATAAGAGATCTAGCATCATTTAGCCAGCTATCGTAACCAGAGTCTCCCTGCACCATGGTATTTCCATGAGATGAAGAGTAATCTCCATTAGAACGATATGTGCCAGACCAAGTACATGAGTAGTTCTTGGTGTAGGTAATCTTAGGCTTAGGTGCTGGTGGCTTTTCTGCTGCTGGAATTGGGGCTGGTGCATTATATTCATCTACACCGGCATCATTTACAATAACAGTGTTAGTCTGAGGCATACCTACGTCCTCAACCCAGATAAGTGTTGTAGATTCCACACCAGATGCTCCAAGAGCATTCACAACAGCATTAGCTCCAGCAACACCTACAGCATAGAAAGACCACAAAATTCTATGTAACCCTGGTGTAAACGTACCGGCATAGATGATCTGTGCCCCCATGTTGGAGTTAGCTCCAACGGCCGGAGCAGTAATGGACTGCTGAATATGAGGTAGAGCTAGAGTAGGTTGATTTTCCCCTCCATCACGTAAACGCATAGACAGTCGTGCACCATCAACAGTAGATTCCCATTCTGTTACAGCACAGATCATGTAAGTACGAGATTCCTCAGCAATAAAGCTGATCTCCAGGAATCCTCGCTCTACACCAGGACCACCACCAGGATAAGGCTCGCTATAAGTGCCTATAGCAATAACACCTCTACCGATAGGGTCGATAATTTCTTCCTTAAGCAAAGCGCCATTCATAGTGATGTCATTTGCTACAGAAATACTCTGGAAAGATCCCCTACCTGTACCATCAATACCAGCCAGTGTAGCGGTAGGATCTTCCAGATCCTTAATTAGCAGGAAGTTTCCATTAGTTCCTGGATTACCTAGTAGAGAAACTGTAGGATCATCTTCTTCAGAGAAGATTCGGAATCCTTCAAAGTTCATTTCTGCTCTAGCGCCAGATTCAGCAGTCTTAATGACTCCTGCTAGAATAATGGATGAACTGATAGTACCAGCAGTAATCTTAGATGCAGTCAAATCACTGATATGCGCATCATCAATGAGATTGATAGTAGAAGTAACTGCGTTAGATGGTGAAGATTTGTTTCCTGCACGATCTACAGCGATAACTCTAACCCAAACATCCTCAGTATTCTCCAAGGAGAAGGTCTGAATGACCGGGGTACCTGAGCGAATTAAGCCCTGGTCAGCAATTACCTTACCAACCATGGTTTCTTCAGAAGGATAAAAAGCTGGACCACCTACATGCACTTCTAGATGTGCCATGTCTGGTGGCAGATTGAATGTACCACCAGTAGCTTGCCCTAGATAGTGTGTAATCTGCACACCAAGCATGCTTGAAGCAACTACAGGAGGAGCAGGGCGAGGTGGAGCGATGGTATCGCTTTGTGCCTCAAAGGTGAAAGTAGGAGACCAATCAGAAAAGTGCTGTGGTGTAGATGAGTCTACTGCACGAATTTGAATTTCGTACACTACTCCAGGAGTTAATTCTTGGATAACGGTAGATAATTCATCAAATCCTACATAAAGAATCTGCCAACCAGCATTAGTAATAGGTGGAATAGTAGGCTGTCCCCAGGTGTATACTTCATCCCAGGTTAATCCTTCTACTTCACCCCAGGTAGCAGAATAGTCCGCAGTCACATCTGGACGGTACCTCAACTCGAAATGATGTCCATCTGTAATAACAGACCCATCTGTGTTAGTAGGTAAAGTCCATGAGATTTCTGCCTGAGCACGCACAGATACGCCATCAGCAGGATAGTATACATTGCTGTATACTGTAGTGAATTCTGGAGTTGACGGAACAGTCTTATCTCCTGGTGCTACTGGCACCCAAAAACCATTGCTGAAAGTTAATACATCTCCATCAACAGGATTAGGAATTACTACATCACGCAATCCTGCTAGAGTTACTTGTTCAATTAAAGTAGCAGCACTAATAGCACTACCGAGGGATGTGCCTCCGGCAGCGCTAGATGCAGATAGATTATCTACAGCGGCTTTTAGTCTTTCAGCTAACAATTCCATTCTTGATTGTAGAGTAAGTTCAACAAGAGTATCACCATCGATAAGCTGGATAGCAATACCTACAACTCTCCACTGAGCTGCGGCTACTTGTCCACGAGAATTAACAGTTTCTACTGTAATCCAATCGCCTACATCGTAGTCTACAAATGGACGTCTGCCCTGCTGGTCGAAGGTAACCCCAACTCTCCAAGAAGATTTCTCATCCTTAAGATCCTGCAATGAGGAATCAAGAACTTGAGCTAGTGAAGTCAGGTCATTTGCATTTCCAGCAGAAATAAAAGCCTCACGACGCTGAAATGCACTAATAGACTCGCTATCTTCGACATAAGCATACTGCCCAGCAGCATTCTTACCTACAATAGCATTAGCTATGCCTTCACGATTACGAGTTCTATCCTTAGAGACCTGAGATCCTGCTTCATGGAATACTACATCCTCCTTAGTAAAATATACTGGAGGAATAGTAACATCTTCTTTTGTTTTCTGATAAGCCTTTAAGACGAAATCAGGCTCCATAATCCAATCAGCCTGCTGAACCTGAGTTAATGTCTGAAGGGCTTGAGATAGTTTAGTGCCTTCAGAGACATCGATATCAGGTTTGCCGATCCAAGCTAATCCACGTGAATCAACTTCATCAGTAAAATCTAGGGTTACATAAGGAATAACGCCTCTACCCTGGGCAGCTTCAAGTAACCCACGAAACTTCTGCATAGTAGTTTGCGTAGTCGGAATATTAGCATTGTTAAGCTGGAATAGATAAGCAGAGATAGGAGGAGCTACACCAGTAGGCCCAGCAATTTCTACAGTGAACTGTAAAATTACTTTATTGTTAGGCCAATTGTATGCAGAGCGGAATCTCTCAGTCCATGTAGAGTTATCTGGTGAGGTATCAAAAACGATTTCACCATTATCTTCACGAATTCTCCAGTACCTCTGCTCTGAAGTGGAATATTGCCACTCTTCCTGGGCTACTTCATTGTTGTTGACAACTTCAGCTACAAGACGATGATTGTTACCAATTCTCTGAGTATACATTCTAGCCATGTGAGTACGATCAAGAGTCTGGTATTCCAGGTCTTCAATAATGTCAGGTGCGTGGCCTACAATCATTGCTGTGGTAGCCTGACCACCACTAGTGGTGGTAGATGGAAGTGGCTCAACTCCAACAGACACACCTGAATCAACAATATCCCAGGCTCCGCGCGCAGTTAAGCTATTGCTTCCAGCTTCGGTAAGAGTCATTCTAAGATGACCGTAGTTATCATCCTCAGGCAATTCTCCAATAAAGTTCTTAATCTGTGTCTGACGAGCAATTTCAGCAGTATTAGCAGCAATGAGTTTGTTAGTTTTATCCAGCTCTAATTTAGCAGCATTAAGTTGCTTAAGAGCTTCGGCCTTCTCTGCGGCTGTAGAGCCGCTATCCTTCATTACTAATCCATAATCAGCTACTTCATCGTTGTACTGATCGATGTCATTGTCTTTTTGCTCAAGAAGTTGAGCTTTTTCTTGGTTTAGTCTATCCAAGTTCTGTTCTGCTTCTCGGCGCATACCTAGAGAAGTATAAGACATACCTTTGATAGCAATCCATAGATCATTGTTCAATGCCTCGCCAGAGAAGTCATCTTGGAATGTCTCAAGCTTAAAGGTAATGTCGTCAGGGAAACCAACAGGGTATACGGATGCCCACTCAAGCACACGAGCAATCCCAGATCCGGTTACAGTAACTGTTTTGACTTCATTAGCATTTAGCATGGAATCTGCTACAGCAGTACCTAGTGCTTGAAATACTACTCTACCATCAAATCTGATTTCCCATAGATTTTCGTGATCGATTAATGTTTCTACATTGTATCCACTAGTCTGCCTCATTAAAGGATGATTCATGTCTAATGAAAATGAAGCGGCACCGATTGCGCTTAATTCTTTAGAAAAAGTCAATGATGTCATATCAGTAGTTCTTAATAGAACTGTCTGGAAATCAAAATGGGCACGACAAATCAACTCCCATCCTACACTTCCGTAAGGAGTTTCCTCCTCAGACATCTGAGCACTAAGTGAGAATGGAAGTCTTTTAGGCAATACTCCAGTCAACCCATAGGCTTTTGTTTCAGCAGGTCTTACCAAACCGCCTAATGCGAATGGAATCCTATGAGGTAGTGATGCTAGACTCATGGTCTTTCACTCCTATATTAGACGATTGCAAGTTTCTTTACTCGCATGTAAGATGATCCACGAATGATAGTTGCAGTAGCATTGGAAGTATTCTGAGCATGACGGAACACTACGGTTCCGCCAGTAGCGCTTGTAGTAATAATGAATCTTTCCTGAATGCTTACTGGTGCGCCAGGCTCAGCAGAGGCAAGACCGTACCCGATTTCACCAGAGAAGGTATACGCACCTAAGTTAACAGTAGCGTTATTACGGTTTGTAATGCTTGTAGCCGGACCAAATACACTACGTGTTCCTGAAGCTCCTGATGGCACACCCCAAGCAATTCTTACGTCTCCACCTGCAACTCCAGAAACTACAGCAAACAATTCTACTGCATAGCGGCTGTTAGCTTCAGCGGTGAATTTCAGAACAGTGTCATCGTTCAAAGTAGTATCAGATGAATAGCTCTGATCTACATCCTTAAAGATAAGCCATTCTTCATCCCAAGCAGACACAGGTAGCCCATGTACTGCTCCAGGAGTTTCGGTTGCCATATGATCCTGAGGTTCCTGAAAATCACGAGCAGATACTCCGTGAACAATAACAGATCCCGCAGCATGACTTTTAGCTGTAGTACCATCTTGAGCACGAGTGACAAGTAAGACTCCTGGTGAGCCAGGCTTTGGTCCTGTTACAGTAACTAATTCTTCGTTTGATGTGTCAGGCTCTAATCTAAGTGTGTAAGGGTACTGGCCTGGGAAGCCTGTAGTTGAAGTAGGTGTCAATTCTGTAGCGCCGACAGAGATTCCTCCGATGTCGGCTAAGGTAGTAAGTACTGCTACATTGCTGTAATATCTCATTATTCTCCATTTAAGCTATGGTTGCTTTTATGCAACTCCTGGTGTCTTAAGCTTCCACGCTTACAGGTATGCAGGTCGAAACTTCAGCACTACATCACCTGAGCTATTTCCTAAAGATGTTAGTTTTAGGGTGTTGTCTCCCTTATTCAGTCTCATCCAATACTGATTTCCTGAATGGGATACTGAGCCTACAAGATTACTATTATCGAAGGTGTTAACAACTGTAAACTCACCAACATCTACAAGTACATCATCGGCAATTACTGCGGTGTTCAATCTCATCCACACATTAGGCTCTACTGTCTCATTAACAATAGTTGGTGAAACCAGTTCTCCATTAAATGTCATATTAATTGTTTTAGACACCGCAATATCGCCAGGGTTGTTCACTACTACCGGGACATCTGGATCTAAATTAACAATTAATTCTGGCCCGTAGAACCACGGATCTGCGAGAAGCAGGTCTACAGCAAAATCTGCTCGTGTACGCCCAGTCATGGTAGGGTCCATGGTTCCGGCCAACTCACATAAAGCAGATGCCTCACGCAACACAGGAGTTCCTGCATTCTCCCACCATCTACGAGTAAGAGTTAGCTGTTCTCCTGGAGACCAGAAAAGTTGCTGAAGTGTGCGCCAGTTATCGTTGAATTGAACAACCTGATTAGTAGATGGCTGGTCTAGATCTGGGTCGATACCAGCCACCCACATAGCTAATGTAATAACTCTGGAATCAGCTTTCTTTTCTCGAAAGTTCCTACCTTCCTTGTTAGGAATTAAGGTGTTATCTCCACGGAGTTTAGGAACTGCCCAGCGTGATCCTCCTACAGTCTTAATAGACCAGCAGTACTGGTTAAGAGATACTCCGTTGATATCCCAGAATTCTTCAGAGCTGTTACTCATATCCTACCCTCCTTAGAAAAGTAGCTGTGTTCTGTAAAGAGCATTTCTGATGGAATCTCCACCACGCTCAGGTGCAGGGTTATTAATAATAATGTCGCCAAAAGTAGTTCCATTATCTGTTGAATTGTTTACTACGCTGCTGGCCGCAGGTGATAGTGATCTAGGTGTTGACGGCAATGGAGTATTCATACTTGGCAACCCTCCACCGATATTCATCATATTCATAAGATCAACCAAACCACCTTGACGGAATGCCCAGTGTAGGTGCGCATTCCCGCCAGCCCAATTGTGCTGATTCCAAACAGCTCCAGTATAACGATGAGGCTTACCGTTGTGCAGGTTAAGATCCTGGAATGGAGTAATAAGTTCCTTAGTTCTTGAACCATAGTTCGCTCTAATCCATGCGGCAACCTCACGGCTAGGGTGAAGGTCAACTGCGCGACCTAATGCGTGGTAAGATCTGTTTCCTGACAAAGTTCTGGAATTTGGTCGGTATCCAGAAATTAAAGGCAAACCTGGGAATTGCTTACGCAATACAGTCATCTGCCAACGCCAGCCACCAGAGCCTGAGCCTTCTCCTAGGCCACCCATATTGGTAGCCCAATCTTTATCGATTAAGGTATTACCAACAGTAGTAGGGAACGGCCACACGGCTCCACCACGTGCAAAGTGATGTCCACCTGTAGCACAAGCTACACACTTGCCGCTATGTACTGCTCCACCGGACTTGAAATTAACCATGTTGTCATCAGGTAATGCCTCAGAAATTGCAGCCCTATCCAACTTACGGGTACGGATAGCTTCCATAATAGGCATGCCGTAGTACTCGACAGCATCAGTAGGCTGAACGAATTCTCCATTAGACAACCAAGCCTGAATAGAGTCAGATGTTCTGGTCCCAGCACCCCAAACAGGTCCACCGTTCTTGAATCCTGGAATTCCGTAACCGTCACCCCAACCCTTCATACCGGCCTGAGCCTTATTCTGCTCAACTTCACGCTGAGCTTCAGTCAAGCTCTTACCGCTCTGCAAGGATGCCTGAAGTGCCTTAAGGTCTTGCATCTGCTGCCATACAGCAGCATAGTTGGTTACCTTAAGGTTGGTTGCAACATCCTCAGGAACATCTCCATAAGTATCGATAAGTTTCTTGGTTTCCTTATTGGTACCAAAAGCCTTATCTGCTTCCTTCTGAAGCTCCTTAATTCTGTCACGGTGACGCTTAGTAGCTTCTTCCATAGGAACACCAGATGCGATATCCTGTAGATAAAGTTCACGAGTAGCCTGAGCGGCAGCCTGTAGCGCATCACGATTACGTAGACCTTCACGAGTCTTTCTGCTTAAAGACTTGCCGTTAGATTCTACGGCATCCCTTAAGGTTAAAAGACTTGATTGCCAGGTTTCAGAAGCTTCGTTTGCACTGATTAGTACACCCTTCTCCTGGTTGATGATATCGCGCAATGCGCGAGACCTATCCGCAGCAGTAGATGTAGCACTAGACATGACATCCAGTGCATTAGACAAAGTAGTAATTCTACTTTGAACTTCACCGATAGCTACAGAATTATCTACCTGACCTTGAGTCATTCCAGCTAGGCGCTCCTGATATGTCAAGGACATACTGGATGCACGCTCAAGCACCTTAGTTTGAGTATCCTGAGCATTAGCTACTTCATTAATAGAATCCTTGAACTTCTGAGCTTCGATACGCTGCTCGCGGAATGGCAATGCCGCAGTAGGTCCACCAGCATCAAATGCAGCGATCCTTAGGCGTTCCAAGTTTGCGATCTGTGCATCAAGTACAGAATTAACTCTGTTAAGATCCTGCTCTTGGTTGTTTAGGGCACCAGAAACTGTGCGCAGAGTAAGTCCATACTGCGCAGCATTTCCAGCAATGTCACGGAACTTCTCATTAGTTTCCGCTAGGTTATTAACGTTTTCTGTATTTCCTTGTGAAAGATCTCCATATGCATTCTTCAATGCTAGGAATGCTTCTTTAGTATCCCTAGCTTCTTGCTTCTGATCGTTAAGTTTTCCAATCAATGCTCCAGCGGCTACTGTAGCTCCGATAAGAGCTAGTCCCCATGGACCTCCTAGTAGACTTGTCAATCCACTAAGTGCACCTCGTGCCAAACTACCTGCACTGCGTACACCATTTAATGCACGACTAAACCCGACAACCTGAGGTGTTGCACGAGAAGCAGCATTTCCAGTAGCTTCCGTAGCACGTCCCGCGCCACCATCAACTCCTCCAAGAGGAGTTGGAATCCTATTAGGCAGATTTGATTGTCCTGTAGTCTGCAAACCAGCTACTCCGCGAGCAGCATCAGCAAATGCACCAGACAGGTTTCCTCTGTTACGAGACATCCAAGTAAAGAAATCCCACAGCTTGAACAAACCTGTGAACCTAGCTACGATAGAAACAGCAGCTAATGTAGCTAATGCGGCAGCTAGCCCTCCTAAGAAGTCACTAATAACAGGCAGACTTGCTAAACTGAAGATAACTTCAGCAAAGCTGGCTAGTACTGTAACGAATACACTAATAGCAGTTGCCGCACCAGACTCTAGGAAATCTGAAATAGCTTCTAAGAATCCGCCAAAAGCCTCTACTACAGTAACTGCAATTCCAGAATCATTAAGTTGCTGAATAATTCTCAGAATAGGCGGTAGTACATCGGTACGCAAAGAATCCAACAATGCAATCATCGTATCGATGTTGCTCTGGTTAGACGCTAGATCACCGATTCCTCGACCTAGATCTCGAATGAGGTCACCCATAGAAGAGAGTAGTGGCCTAATGCTTTCCATCCATTGACGCAAAGGTGAGTTAGCAGACTCTTGAGCTTCTGCTACATCAGCCCAATGAGCAGTAATGCTTTCCAGAGTACGTAGATAACTCTGTCCCTCATCTACTGTAGATGCAAAGAATGAATTGATAGTACTACCTAGATTTTTAAGCACCTGCCAAAGAACTTGACCAGTCTCTGTAGTTTCTGCTAAGAATGCCTGAATAGATCCTGTAGAGCGAGCCTCAGCAGACCAGTCAGCAAAAGCCTCGGCTCCGTCACGGATAGATTGTGTAACCCAACGTGTGAATGGAATAGCTGCAATAGCAATGTTTCGGAATACATTAGCTAGAGATAGTCCTGCCTGCCCCATGTCATCGATGGTGTTGGCATTCTCTTTAGCTAATGTCTTGAAATCTCTTCTCCAAGGTCCAGATGCCAGCATTCTAATGCCTTGATCTGCAATCTTACCCATAGCTTCAGCAGACTGTGCAAGGAAGTTGTTAGCTACAGGAATAATTCTCCTAAGCTCATCAAAGTCATTAACTACCTGGGTAAAGAATCTTTCACCTACAGTCTCTTGAAGTGCTGCCCACTCATCGCGTAATTCAAAGATTCCTTCAGTAACCTTACGAGTATTAGGAGCCAGCTCACGCAATAATGCATTAGCCTTCTGTTGTGGAGTTAATGCCTTTTCAGTACCTAGACGAGCTTGCTCGGCAGCGATAGCTTCCTGTTCCTGAGCTTTTGTCATAGCCTCAAAAGCTTCTGACACAGTAGATACAACAACGCCCATAGCTCCGATAGAGCCTGCGAAGGTAGCGATAAGTCCTGGACCAGCAGCTAAGAAACCGCTAAGTGATCCCAAAGCAGAAACTAAACCTAGTGCTCCTCCACCTAGTGCTCCCAAACCTGCAATAAGTGCAGGCAAAGAAGATACCAATACAGCAATAACACCAGGCATACGGTAAAGTTCGCCTGATACTCGACCTAAACGCTGAAGGAATCTAGAGCTAGCTTCAGATAGGTTATCAAAGCTGGAAATGAAAGATCGAGCAAAGCTGCTACCGCTAGATCCTCCTAATGTGCCCATAGCTGCGCGTAGTCTACCGAATACTCGCTCTCCTCTTTCTGTCTCGTTGAATACACGAGTCATATCAGCAAGAGCAGTGAGTGCCCAGAAACGGAAGGCTCTTCCAGATGGAAGGCGATCGATCTTTTCTAATTCCTTACGGACCTTTTCAGTCTGACGTAGAACATCCTCACCTAATTCGTCACGAAGCTTGCGAGAAATGCCTCGAAGATCGCCCAAGGCGCGATTAGCATCAATTCGTACTTCTGGGCGTGTAGTAGAACTTGCAAGTTCGCGTAGCTCGAATTCAAGACTTCGCACTTGCTGACGAGCATCGTCTACATCAACATCTAGCTCTAACCTATCTAGACCTAAAGCTAGGAGGGTTCCGTTAAGCTGCCTCAGGCTGCGAGCAAATCCCTGAATAAAAGCGGTGCCGGTATCTAACCCAGCACGGCTAAAACGAGTTTCAGTATCGCGTACAACACGATCCATGACTGTGCGGCGAGTAGTATCTCGTTCAACAGTTCTACCAAAGTTACGAGTAAAGCCTTCACCAGCTTTGTCTCCAGCGTTAGCAAAAGCTTGAGACAGTGCAGCAGTAGCTGCATTTAGGAATTGACTGTTACGAGACTGAGATGTTTGCTGAGCGGCAGATCGAGTTGCAGCATCAGTAGCGTTACGCTCTGCTTGTGCCCTTTGTTGCTTAGATGCTGCAACACGGCGGTCATCAGCAATAGACTGCGCATTTAAACGAGCCTCTTCTTCACGCAATTCACGTAAAGCTCGTCTAGCCCTCTGGGCTTCACGAATTAGGTTATCAAACTCACCTAATGCGCGGTAACGAGAGATGTGCTGTGATCCTCCTGTTGGACTAGTCATCTCTCGCTACCTCCTGGGTATTTAATGTCCTGGCTTTCCTCGTTCTAACCCGTTTCCAAATAAAGCCAGCATGTCTGAATTATTTCTCTCCGCAGCAGCAGCTAAGTTTTCCTTTACTGCCTGCTCCTGAGTAGTCGCATGTACTCTCAACTTGGATTTAGGTGCAGAAGATTTAACTTCAGACTCCTGGTGTCCAAATTGTTCATACTCTTCTCTATCTATCGTCAATCGAGATGCGAATTCCATAAGTTCTTGACTTTCGTTCATCCCGGCCTTGGCGATAACCATAGCCAAAGCGCGAGTCTGCCAGGATACTATGAGCCTTCGCTCTTTCTCTTCTGCTAATTTCTGCTCTGCAATAGCAGCTATGATCTGACGAATTCGCTTCAGGGGTTTATCAAGAATCATGTCATCATCCCAACCATAAGCTGAACTGATGACATGAAATACTCTTGAAAATGGTCCTAAAAGATCCTGCCCCGGAATATCAGGAATTACTCGTCTGAGGTCTTCTCGTTTTCTGTCTGAATCTGCTCCGGAAGTTGGCCTGTCTTCTTGGCTAGGTCGAACATTGCCATTACTCGTTTTCCCAAGGCTTGTAGGTCACTGGATTCCCTCTTGACAATAGCCTCCACTAGAGTAATAAGGTCCTCTAGCTCAGGGTTGTCTAACTCGACGGCCAGATCTTCTTCTAGTTGCTTATTGTCTGCCCTGTCTGATGCGGAAAGTTTACGACCTTCTTTTAAACCTACTGGCTTAATCATGGCAAATAGGAAGTCGATAACTTCATCTTCTGCATCAGGAATAGCGAAGCCAACTAATGCTAACAGTTTAGCTGAGAATTCTTCTGGGGTATCGTCACCAGAAAAACGTACATTAAGAAGCATGCTGCCTGCGCCGTGAGTAATAATTCGTAGCAGCTTAAAAAACTGACGTGACTTCAACGGCTGTAATATAACTTTGGTGCCGGATGAAAGCTCTACTAAATCACCTTCATCGACAAGTACTTCAACATCTGATTTTGCCATTATTGTCTCCTGGACTCCTTGGACTTGTTTTAGTTTAATTAGACAGCGCGGTTAACTACACGTCCGATTGCACGCTTACCGCCTGGTAGAGCTACACCCTTTTCATCCTTATCTGAGATAACTGCTCGACCTGTGTAGTTAAGCAATAGACCTGACTTATAGGACGGACCGGTGAAGTTGATAGGGCCGAAGATCACCTTATACAGAATGAAATCCATAGTCCTAACAGCACCATCAGAGTCCTTGGACGGTACACGGATAAGCATTGGGCGGGCTGGCTGGTTAACAGAGTCTTCCTCCCATAGACCAAGCTCATATGTGGTAGCTGCACCGGAACCTGAAGAGGTTAGAGTTGCGCCGGATAATAGGGCGATAGTCTGGAACGGTAGATATCCAGCTTCAACAGTAACGGTGGCGAAGTTTAGCCAGAACCAAGATGACAATACGTAGTCGTCACCTGTGTTATCGTAGTTACCTGTATCTGCTGCAATAGTACCTGAACGTACGCCGTAAATATCGCCGAACTCTTCTTCAGTACCGTCAGTACCATCTAGGATAGCTGCATGGCTAATAGAAAAGCCTTCAAAATTTGTTCCTGCGATTGTACTCACCTTCTTCTTTCTAGGCGAGCCTGTCGCCCGCACTTTTTAGAACACGATAATTACATCGGCAATATTGTCTATTCTCCAGGTACTAGCTTGGTTTTTACACAGTTTCCAGATGTATCATAGTAATGCAGAATTCTAGCGGTATTAGGATAATCTCTTCTTGCGTCTTTAGCGCAATCAGCACAGGCGATCTCCATGTACATTCCTGGCTGAGGCATGGTATCGCGCTTTAACACTAGAAATAGTTTTCTAAATCTTCCCGGGCACCGAATTTCTATGCTGCCTTTTGGTGATACAAATTCTTCATTATGCATTTTCAACACCTCGCATGGCAGTTTTCTGAATAATTTCTGTACCCTTACCTGGGACTAGATCGGTGATGCGAGAGTATAGTCTCTGTACTACCTTATCCCAATGCATCATTTGAGGAATAACCTCAGCAGCCAGCTCCGCCTTCTTCTTAACCTCGGCCCTATGCCTAAATGTGTGAAGCATAAGTTGTTTCATATGCTCCTTGCTAGCACGAGCATTTCGCACATTAGGGTTATCATCTAGAGGCATAAGTTTATAGTCAAGAGGATACGCATACTCAGGAGATAGCCATCCTGTATGCCCACCCCAATTAGTAGCAATTACTGTTCCGCCAGTAGACATGAATTCAAGTGCGGGCATATTCTTACCCTCCCCACGAGATGGCGCTAACAGTACATGCTGGAAAGAATAGAATTCTCTTAATACATCCTCAGGCCATGATGCATAATGTACGCGGAGTTTAGGTACCCATGCCTCCATAGCTGAATGGAGTCCTGGCGTGATAGTTTTAAGATGTAGCTCAGCTTTATCAAATTCTTCTGGAAGTTCTAATTTTAATTCCCTGAAAGCTTCGATAGCTACGAAAGGATCTTTGCGCAAACTTAATGCTCCACACATGGCAAACCCGAAACGGTCGCTGAACCAGTCACGTTCTACAAAAGGCCAATCTTCAGGAATGAATCCTCCTTGCAGCACGCCTAAAGCTTGGTTTCGGCGCTTATACGGCTTGAAACATTCCAATGTTACATCATCATAACCTAATACTAGATCATAATTCTTCAAGGAGGTTTTAAGATTGGATCGACCCTTCATATTACCGAAGCTGTCATATTCCCACATAGTCCATCCTACAGTAACCTTGGATGCTCTACGTTCTTCAGGAAGTAGGCCGAATTGCATAGGGTCTACATGATGTATGAGTAGATCAAAAGGAGACACCAAGCGTTTAGTAAGCAGCATTGCAATGTCTTCTGGAAGTGGTGCATCTACGTGAGTTGGCTGAAGATACACATCAGCTCCTGATCGCACCAAAGCTCTAGCTATTCCAATGCCATCGTTACCGTACCCGGAATAGACAGACATCGGAGTTTTCAATAATACCTTTAGCATATATCCTCCTGGGATTCTCGTAGCTAAAGGTATTATCGGTTAGAATAATACAGAGTAGTATACTGTAGCAAGTTTGATACCATCACCATCAATTACAGGCACAGGCTTACTGATATCGCCAAGCCTGTCTGAAGCTTGAGTAAGCACTGTACCCCACCAAACAGCTTCAGGATCTGTCCTGTGCAAATATTTGTCTAACACTGCAAAAGTAGTTTCAATTTTATCATCTACTACTGTAGGATTTACAAGATTACCTAAAGCATCTCTATTACCGTTAGCCCAGATATGCACAGCGACTCTTCTTGCTCTAAATCTCGTCAGAGCATTGGTATCTAACGGTCCACCATCTTCAACTACTACAGCACTTACAGCAGTGTACTGATTATCTTCTAAATTAACCAACATCTCATCACGAAAAATAAAAGGCTTTTGGGTGAGGGTAAACTTACCTACCGCAGATACTAATTCTGGCAGGGTAAGAAGATACTTAACTAATTCACCTTCTAGTTTAGCCATCAACCCTCCAAAAACTCTCTGATAGCAGCTTCATAAGCTGCCTCCATAGCCTGTGCTGGACGTAGAAAATCGTGAGCCCCGCCTCTTTCACGCTCATACTCGGCGTAGTCTACAGGATTATGAATACCTTTTGATCTTCCACCGTATGTGATCTCGCCTTTCCAACTATTACTATCGCCTTCAGAATTGAATTTACCAGAAGTCTTCAAAGATCTGGTAATTACGTGAACAGCAGCTTGTGTAGCTTGGAATTGACGAACAAGGATGGCTTCAAAACGCATTCTATCTTCTAGACTCAGACCTTCTGAAAGCCTATCGATCTCCTTGAAAATACCATCATCAATCAACTCAATCTTGATCATACCGGCGCTCCTGATGGATAGCTGAATCCTGCCTGGTTAACCTCAAAAACTTGAACTTCAAGATGATGAGTTCTGCGACGATTTTGGGCTTCATCCGGCCTCATTTTAATAAGAAACTGTGAGCCAGTGTGCGGGCCTTCGATTACCTTAATGATGTGACCTGCTTTTAAATTTGGAGTATTGTTGCAAAACAATACTCCAGTCCTGTCTGGTGATCGGCCTGCAACAATAGGTGCAGGAGCATCTTTACCTACACGTAAAAAGCTAAGATCTAATCTGCATTTCATTTCACCGGGAGCGGAAACATTATCAAATCGTGCAGAAGACTTTGCCCAAGTCTGTACTCTTGCGCCATCAATAATGTCAGTAACAGATTCCAAGATTTCTACTTTAGAATTGAATAGATGCCTCATAGCACATCCTCCCAGTTATATTCAATTCTGTTGGTGTCTCTGTAATCGATTTCCCAGGCACCCTTACTGCCGTGCTTGCTGATGGACTTAGCTCCAGCAATTCTTGGCTTACCATCGCTAGTAAGCTCCAGGCCATCCCACTCCATACCCTGAATAGATCCTGTGTCTCCAATACCGGTTCCTTGCTTCAATTTGTTGACAGCAAGGTCGAACCACATAATGCCGGTAGCATCACCCTTACGTACAGCCTTGATTGCTTTACTGTAAGAATAAGATCCAATACTCTCAGATTGATATGGACTAGCCATATCCTCACGATAATCCTGAGACAGGTAGATGTTATCTGCCATGTCCAGGATTCCGTTCCTGGCTAGCTGCTCTAGCTCAGGGGTGTTTGGGTAGGCTGATAGCTCTGTAGCCAAATAAAATAATAGGGTGGCCTGGGCTAGTGCCTGTACAGCGAAATCAGAAAAAGTATCGCTCTGACGACCTGTAAAGATAGCTAGCTCTGCTACTGTAGGTGGCACTAGCGCCATGGCTTACCTCTTTTCAAACTTTACGTGACCGAAACGTTCTTCTTGATCCTGATCACTCATATCCATCCAATCCTCATGCTGCTCATCTGTGTAATAAAGAGTCTCGCCCTTTTTCCATACACGACGTTGCGCAGTAAGGCCAGATTTTACAAAGTAAATCTTGTTCTGCTTCTCTAGCTCATCATGATCACGAGCATCTAGAACTGCTGTGCTCTGCTTGATGGCATTCTTTTCTTCTTCGTCATCTTCTACTACTAATTCAGGATATGGTCCGCTGTTAAGCTTATACTCGATACCAGCAGAGTCAGTAACAACCTGATCCTCTGGTGTGCGATTAACCATATTAACTCCTGGATTCATCTGATTTTCCACAGTAGGATCAACTTCATTAGCAGGAGCTACTTCTACGTAAGGATTTTCATCCTTACCTTCATTAGTCTTCTCGCTACGATCCTGAACATCAACTACAGGAGTTTCTTGGTTATGAACAGTAATATCAACATCGTTTGCCTCAGCAACCTTAGCTACTTCTGGCTCTTCAGTTGTTTCTGTAGATGGACGAACTTCATCAGAAGTTCCAGGGTTTTCCTGGTTTACTACAGTTTCATCAACTGCTGGGGATGCTGCCTTGGCAGCTCTCTTGCGTGGCGGCATAATTAGCCCTCCTTAGTATTGGGTTTCTTATCTTGTAAATCGTCAAAAAGCTTCTGCTTTGCGGCTAGCCGAGCACGAAGAGCTTCACCACGTTTCCCAAATTGGATCTCTAAGAACCCGATAGCGCCAGAGACTAAAGATAGTCCAAGAACCCAAAAGATTATTAATCTAACCCATTCAACTCCAGGAATAGCAATTTCCCAAACCCTAAGGCTGAAATACAAGCAGAGCACAGTTAAAGCAGTAACGAATACTGCAATAACCCATCCCATGAATGTTTTGTAGAATTTAGATCCCAGTAAAAATGATACTGTAAAAAGTAAAGATCCAAATGTCAGTACGAGGAAGCCAACGTTACCCCATAAGTCTAGCATTTATCGCCTCCCACTTACTCATAAAAAATTTCTTCAAGCATCAGACGAAAATGATTTTTTCTTCTAAGCTCTCGGAGTCTAGTAGTTAAATCGTCAACCTTTTCTGATCTCTTATCGGTTGATGCTTTAGCTTTATCTAGCTGTGCTTGAGCAGTATCCAATTCCCTCTGCTCTTCTCGACTACGATCAGACATTTTAGCCCTCCCTACCCGGACGTACTACGTGAGTGGTTCGGACCTGTCGTGTCTCGTCAGAATTACCAAAGCGTGCACTGTGGACAGCTTCTAGAAGCTTAACAGAAGTTTCTCCTAATTCTGTCACCACATCGAATTGCTTTGTCTGCTCATTCAAAATAGTCAAAGCTTCACCTGCCTTATCTCGCCATTCCTTCTCTCGTTCTTTGGATTCAGCGATTCTGGCTTCATAGTTTGCCTTCATCTCAGAAATTCTGGCTTCCTGAGACTCATGAACTTTCTGCACTGCGGCAGGAGTAAGTAACCAACCCCTAACTAGCGCAATGAAAAGCAACGGCAACGGGCCGATAGTACCGATCCACGGCCCTACTGCATCTAATGCACCTTGAATTACCTCCACCGTTACCTGCCTTATAAAGTAAGAGCCGGGAGGCTTTGTAAGCTCCCGGCTACTTAAAATCACTTACATATTTAGTTATCGGCTTGTAACAGTATAAATGTATCAGTTGTTTAGATGACTGCCAATTCATCCCAGCTACGAGCACCACATGCTTTACCTACAAGCATTCCTAACATTCCTGGACGAGACCATGCACCAGAAGAATCAAAAAACCACTGTGAAGACTTCTCAGCCTCAAGTGCAGGACAACCGAAGAAGGTTCGTCCCCTATCCTCAATTACGTTGAAGTGATGGTAGTGAGCAGTAAAGAACAGATCAGTATGTGTCAATTCATCTCGACGGCCTAGAATCTGCCTCTCAAGAGCACTCTTGGAACGCATACCGCCTGTAGGCGTACCTGATCCCTTAGATACGTGGCCGTGAGTGAAGTTTGCCTTTACACCAGAAAGCTCAAGATTAACATCTTGGCGATTCTTAGCGATATGCCAAGTTAGAAATTCCTCGGCCGTAGTGCCTTCGAATACCTTTTTAGCAAGAGATGCAACCATAGTTGATGAGTTGTCATAAATGCTGGTAAGAGCCTGGTGACCTCCAAAGCGAGTATGCTCGCCGTGGTTGGACGGAACAGAAGATACAGCAATCGGAAGATTCAACGCTAGAAGCTGTCGAATAGACCATACTCGCATATCGAAGTCTAGTTCGATCTGAGATGTGTAATCCATTTCAACTTCGTATGGCTGAGATGCATAGTTTCCTACGCAACCCTCGTGCTCATCACCCATGAATGCTAGAGCAATATCATTGATTGGTACACCTACAGCAATCAGGTTGCGAATTCTAGCAACATGGCCTTCAATACCTTTAGTCCAGTTACCTAGAGCATCCTTTGTGCCTGGCTTTCCAAGTTGAGGATCAGCTACAAGCATGAGATATGATGTTCCGTTATCAAACCTTGATCTGTTGTAAAGGCTAAGACCGCTGCGCTTAAGGTTTTCGCGCCAGCCAGCAATATCAAGTTTAGACTCAATATCCTCAGACTTAGTAATTTTACGGACCTTAGCAGCATAAGAAAACTTACGGCCAGTACCAGAGTCCCAAGCCTTCATAGCTACAGGCTCAACAACTTCAAACTGCTCAGGATCTAGACCCCAAATCTGTAGGGTATCTGTCCAGTCAGTAATAGGCTGCTCTACTGTGCCTGTGTTAATTGTGCCAGAATCACCTACTAAAGTGATGCTTCCATCAGCATCAGGAACATCCTCATTAGGAGTAAAGTCCCCATTACGAATGGATCGCTGACGGCGCTTAAGGGTCTCAACATTACGTCCAGGGAATGCTGCCATGAAATCTTCTGTAGTCACACAAGCTAGAAGCTTATCTACGTTACTTTGATTCCATTCAAGATTAGACAAAATAGTTTTCCTTAGTATTTGGGCTGACACTTTTAGTCAGCGGAGGGAATATCATAGCACGACCTAGCTTCCCGATCTAGGCACTGATTTACAGTGGGTGCATACTACCATGATACAACAAAAGGAGCCCTAGCGCAATGCCAAGGCCCCTTTTGAGGAGTTTTACCTGCTCAGGTCAGGACACATCCGCCACCACGAATTGCTCCGGACGAGTTACAATTGGTAGGAAGTTGTACTCGATAAGAACCTGGCGACCTGATGGGTCAGGCTCGGTCCAGCTCTTTGAGTAACGACCAATGAAGTTCTGAGGTGCTGAGAAGTCAGCAGTTGGACCCTCTAGCAACTCTACAGGACGGTTTAGATCAAAGTTACCAAAGATAACAGTGTCATCTGCTAGGTAACCGATTTCATCGCCTGCGTCAGTTTCATATACGTGCTCTACTGGAGTCCAGTTAAGACCTAGGAAACCAGGAATAGTTCCTGTGGTGTAGTACTGGTCACGCATACGGTCAGATAGAAGGTTGCCTGGATCTGAACCGTTTGCCAAGAATGCACGAACAA